ATGCCCAAGGATGTTGATTGGAGTGACCTAGAACAGTATGAAATGGAGGATAACACTACAGGCTCACAGGAGTTAGCTTGTGTAGGTGGTGCATGTGAAATTGTTTAAGAAAGGCAAGGAAGCCAACATCATAGGTTTTAAAGTCTTGATAAACTGTGAGGGGATTGTTGTTACAGAAATGAGCGGCATCCCCGCTAGTGATTTAAACCAAGTATTTAAAGGAGATGAATTGTTAATTATAAGAAACATTGTACAACTTACGAAACCAAAACTAGAGGCATTACATAAGTTCTTGGAGGATGAACTCAACGCCTTGAATCATATGCCCTCCTAATGCAGTAAGATATTAGTCATTATACAAAAGCAACAAATTAAATTAATAGTAACTAGCGTTGTCCGTATAACAGCCACGGCATTAGCTTCGGAATCTGTGTCTCCCACTTTCTCGCCTAGGCTCAAAGCCCACAGTTTCCAAAACTTTTTCATTACTCACCATTAACATTTACTTTTTAGACTTAGCACCCGAACACTTCCAACGCTTTCGCGATAAGTTGTTCGGAGTGTTAGGGTCATTTTGTTTCTTTTTAGATAGTCCTTTTTTAATACCTAAACTTCTGGCACAGTAACTATCCCCTTTCGATGTACCCGCTCTAACTCTAGGCCCACCACCCTTTGCTTTACCTGCTTGTCCATAGCTAACTTTCTTTCCACTGGCTGTAACTTTTACTTTTGCTTTACCTTTTCTGGGAGTAGCCATTATACTTTCCTGTATTGTTTAGTTTTAGAAGCAACCTTCTTGGGCTGTGCGCTGTGCTGTTTGCCCTTCTTAGTATCCGCCTTTTTCTTTTTGGTTGTTGCCGCATACTGTGCAGGTGTCAAAGCTTTTATAGCTTTCTTAGGTAAGTATCTCTCACCTGTTTTAGCACTAGGCTTGCCAGACTTTGTAGTCCACTCTTGTTTTGTCCAAGCCTTCAAAGACTTCTGAGGTTTCTTTAGCGACACTTGTGCGTACCTTTTGCTTTCATCTTAGATTTTTTAGACAAGTCCTTCAAATGAAATAACTTTACACTTGTCTTAGTGTGAGACTTGTTAGTGTGTAAAGTTCCGTCAGCCATCTTATGACTAGAACCTTTATGCTCTGTGCCATCTTTCTTATAATGTTTAACACCTTTCATTTGTAACCTCCTCCTGCTTCTTTGTATTGCTTGGCAAGCATCTGAGCTTTTCGTGCGCTCCACTGTCCTGCTTTGCCGCCCTTAGTTCCTGCTTTTATTTTGTTAAACAATCTTTTACGCATTGTAGGCTTGGTGTAGTTACCTGCCTCGTTGACTTTTGATTTTTTCTTAGCCGCCATTACTTGCTCCTTGCTACTGATTTTGTTTTTTCTACAGTTCTCATTGCGCCTAGTCCTAACATGCCCATGAGTACACTTGTAAGCAATGAGCTATCTACAGGCGGGACAGTAAACCAAATACCTAAGATGGGTGCTAAGATTGTAGAATACATTAAAGCGAATCCGCAGATCCATCCAATAGCAGGTCGCCATCCAGAAACGAACAAGCTTTTGTGCGCCGCCTCAACTGCGTTAACAGCCAGTTGTCCTTTGGCTAACTCTTGAGCGTGGCGTTCTGCCATTGTGCTTATCTCGTGAGCTAGGGCATTGGCTTGATCTTTATCAACAATAAATTTGTCTAATAATCCTGCTACTGGGCCTATCAACTTATCTAACATTAGTATTACCTCATTTTATATAGTGTATACTTTTAGCTTTTCTGCTTTTCCTTTAGCTTCAATTGGTGGCAGCGGGCGTAGTGTGCCTTTAAAACCCTTTTGAGTATTAGATCCTATCAACACATCTACACCCGCCGCCTTAGTACCTGACTCAAGCCTAGCCGCAATGTTTACTGCGTCCCCTATGGCTGTATAGTCAAAGCGTTGCTCTGATCCCATGTTACCTATGATTGCCTCGCCGCTGTTAATACCTATGCCAATCTTGATAGGCGGTAATCCTTTAGCCGCAAACTCTACGTTCAACTCTTCCATGTTTATTGCTATCTGTTTAGCACACTCTATGGCTTTGTCTTCGTGGTCTTCTAAGTCTAGGGGCGCACCGAATATTGCCATCATGGCGTCTCCGATGTATTTATCTACGCAACCTGAAAATTTTGAAACTGCTGATTGCTGTGCAGTAAGGGCTTTATTCATTATATACGTTACTTCTTCGGGGCTTACACTCTCTGACAGGGCCGTGAACCCACGAACATCAGTGAACAGGAACGTACAGTACCGTTTTTCACCCCCTAAACGTAGTAATTCGGGGTTATCTTGCAGTCTTTTAACCTGCCGTGGATCTAAGTAGTGTTCAAACTGCTTCTTAATCTGTTGTCTTAGCTTGTATTGTTCTTTATAATTTAGATAAAATGTAACACTAGCAACTACAAACTCAGAAATTAATGACCATGTAACATCTATTAATATCCCCTGCCGTATAAGATAAACTCCTAGCAGTGCAGTGCCGGACATAACACCTAGCGATAACCCTAAACCTATGTAGACTCCAAAGTAATTAAGACCTACAAACACTAGTAAAACACCAAGCAGCAATACCACTGCCTCATATAACACCGCTGTGGGTGGTATCATTGGCATCGGCTTACTAGAGGCGTGTAGAATTGTTTCAACTAACGCCGCTTGTATCTCGTGCGGGTACAGTAACCCTGCTGGTGTAGCTACCTGCGGCAATATTCCTTTAGCGGTAGTCCCTATGATTACCATCTTGCCTTCTACATCCATAGCCTGTAAAGAAGTGCTGTCTGTTTTAACCCAGTTTACCCACACTCTACCACCACTATCAGTTGGGATAGGGTTTAGTTGTTTGACTCTTATCTCCTGTATGCCATCATGATTTGTCTTGATAACATATGTGCTTGTTTCTGTAACAGCTTTAAGTAGCTGTGTGCCGAAGCTTGCTATCCAACCATTAGGACTTCGCATCAGTAGTGGCATGCGCCGCACTAAGCTATCAACATCTACAGGGGCTGACACAATTCCTTGAAGCGACACATCTCTAAGGGCTTGGATGTTCTGCGTAACCCCTTGAGCTTTTATACCGCCCGTATCTTTGCCTAGTATTACTGTGCCTTCAGTCTTAGGAATCTCTTTGTAGCCGTCAGTCTCAAACATAGCAATGACACTAGGGTAATAGGACAACGCTTCTGCAAATACTTCGTCACCTCCGAACCTGTCAGGCTCGCTAAACACAACAACCCACGATACTGAAGCGGCTCCGGCATTCAATAGGTCTATGTGTATATCAGCTAGACGCTCTCTAGGAAACGGCCAGCCACCACCTTTGTGTATGTCAGACTCAGTGAGGTGTAACAGAATTATGTTGCCTGTTGGTTCCTCTGTTTGTACAAGGGCATCAAAGGTTCTAAGCTTTAAAATCTCAACCGCTGTAGGTTGGTATATTAAAACTGAGAATAACAGTGCAACAACAAGACCTATAATTAGTTTCTTCATTACCCGCCCTGTACTATTCTTATTGTTGAGTCACCGCCGTTAATCTTTATAGTATTAGAGACTCCATCTTGTATTAGTATAACCGTGTAACCACCTACAGTGTTTAAATCTAAGCGCGTAAACTCACTTACTCCCCTTATTAGGCTTATGGTTGGCCCTGAAATAAGTGTTGTTATCTGTGTTGACGGATCTGATCCTAGTGCTGTGCCTGTAACTGTTACGCCTGATACTTGAGCTAGTCTATCTTCTTCTTCTGCTATGCCTAGCGCATCTAAAATATTTAACATGTCTTCTAGGTAATTAACATCTAAGAAGTTTATATCTAGTTCTGTAAACTCTAAGTTGTCAGCGGCTAGGAAGTCCTCTGCAAGATAGTCTATGTCTAGATCATTGAAGTCTAATATGTTTGCAGTCTTAGCTGTTTGTTCTTCTGCAATTACTACTTCTTTCTTGGGCGGTGTAACGATTAACATGTTGTCAATAAAGTCTAATGTTAAGTCCAGTATTACAGGCTTAGATGGGGCTGACTCAAACACAGACACCGTTGTAGCTTCGTAAGGCTTGTTTAGCAACACACTACCCATCGCAGTTACAACTTCTATTTCTCCGCTAGAGACTCCATACTGATTAGGCAACAAGATAATAAGGCTACGTCCTAGCTCGTCTACTGTCGCAGTAAAGTCTGTCCCGCGAATCGCAATGTCGGCTACGGGGGTGCGGAGCTTAATGCGGCGCTTGTCAATCTTTCCTAGCTTGCCGCTAATAAACCTTGCTGTGCCTAGCCCAAAGGTAAGCGCCATCTTTGCTTTGCTTGGGTCAGGGTCATAGACATATTCATCTATGGTTAACTGCGAGTGTTCGGTCAACCTTACTGTAGAATCATCAAGGAAAGTAAGTGCCATTCTTCCGTTGGTAGTAAAGGCTTCGTCATTAGATTGTATAGAGAAATCTAAATCTGCATCTTTCTTTTCTGAGCCTCTTTTAATCTGTGCAGTTCCAAAGACTTCAGAGACTCCACCTATATCAGCAACCGATGCCTGTACCTTGGTCATTTTGAATGACACACACAGTACCAGAACTGCCAATCGAAGTAATTTTAAGCCAGTCATTATCTTGTGTACTCAGTTGCTGTATGTTAAAAGTCCGGCTACCGCCTGTTTGATCAAGATAGAAGTAACCTCCTGCTGAAGCTGTCACACCGCTTCCCGTATAGGTAAGAGTATTATCACTACCATCAATATCAACATAGTTAGTAGCACCATCAATGTTAATGTTAGACGTTATTGTGTTGTTTGAACCCTGTATAATCCAATCTAAGTCTAGTGTTGCCGCTAAAGCAGAAGTGCCTTGGTTTAACGTAAAGGTGTTGCTGGCTCCCGTCACGTTTACTAAGTGATTTGAACTGTCGGCTCCGTAAGTGTTTGAGGGATCTACTTGAATAGTAAACAGATTGGTTGAACCCGTAAAGTTGTAGTTACCCGTAAAGCTATCTGCCCATATGTCACCAAAGAATTTATTCGTAGCTCCAATCATGTTGATGTCGAGGGTCATGCTAGTGCCGTCTAGATCAAGGGCTGTTAAGCTTCCTGCTGTTGAACCAAGACCACCAATAAGGTTAGATATACCTAGTTGCTCTATATCTATGTTCGCCGTAGCGCCCGCTTGCGTAATGTATATTTCGTTGTCAGCACCGTAAGCAACACCACTCAAGGCACAGCTTAAAATTACTACCATTTTATTTATCTGTTTCATAAGTCCAAAACCCTCTGTTGTATCCAATGTTTATCAACTCTAGTACGGCTCCCTCTACTGCCTTCATCAACGCTATTGTTGTTGATTCATTGCGCGAGTTACCTGCTTCTATTTCAACAAGCTCCGTACCCATTTCTATAAATTTAAAAACATCATCTGATTGTCCATAACTAAACACTGTTTTTTGACTCATAACTTCTACAAGTATTTCACCTGTAGCTACTGACACCATACGCAAGGACACGGTAATATTATCTTCTCTGTACTGTACGCTTTTCCCTATGCCTAAGTACCTAGCGCCTATGCCACCCGTAGTTAAGTTTGTGTCATACGCTATTACTGCACCTTCTAGCAACACACCTGCAAATAACAGGGGTGGTACTGCTTTAGTTACAGTTCCGTCAGGCATTTGTTCTCGCGCAGACCTGATTAACTGCCTTTCTTTTGTTAAGTTATCTAAGCCTACGCGCTCAACAACTCTAAAGAACTTTCCATTACTTGCGTGTTTCAAGGCCCGTATTAACAGGGCGCTTGGTTGTTGTGTGACCGCCGTAGAGAACAGCGCAAAGGAGCTATTGCTTTTTCTTTGGCCTGTCTGGTCTGTAAATGATGTAGGGTACACAGCAACAATAGGCTTTACCTTGGGAGGTAATGCATTCATAAGGCTCTGTGATTGTAGTTGTTCTATCTTTACTACATCATTAGCTTCAAATCTTTGACTAAGAGTATCTTCAAACTGGTCAAATACCGAACAACTAGAAAGTAAAAGAACCGATAGGCAAAGTAATAGTTGTCGAATTTCCATCAGCATCCGTTATAATTAGGGTTATGAAATCGCCATCAGTAAAATATTCTATAATATTTCCTTCTAGCTCTAGTATTCCTGACTCGCTCATTGTCTCGCCGAACAGGTTATTAACTAGTTGGCGGCTAAGCTCTGCGTAGATGCGTGATTCTAAGTTGCGTATAAACCTTGCAAGCGTAGTGTTCTCTGCGTCCCGCTCAAGCTCTTCTTGATACGCTTTTATTTCTGCGGCTATATCAGCCTTCCGATTAAACTCTTGGTTCTCAATAGTTA